GTGATTTTTATTATAGTGGTCGCTTTTGGAATTAACTCTTTTAATTAAACAAAAAAAGCCCGCTGGCAACGGGCTTTAAAAACAGATTTCTTAACTACTATTATATCATAAATATAAGGAGTTAAGACACTATGAGTAGAAGATATAACCTTACTGACAGCGACTTGAAAGCTATAGAGAAGAAGCTCTTTATGTGTCAACGAATTGACCACGCTATTCAATATCGCAAGTATGAGTTAGAAGTTAAACAATCACATGATAATAATGTAGGTGGTGGTAGGTCAAGTATAATCTCAAAGCCAGTAGAAGATATGGTTATGAAATGGGATGCTGACAGTAAACTCCAAAGTCTATATGAGTTTAAGAACCGAATCAATGAGTTACAAGATTGGTTTGGAGAGGATGAAGATATGCAATTGGTATTCCACTACCGTTGGTTATCTGGTAAACGTTATACAGTACCAGAGATAGCTGATAAGTGTCACATAACTGAGCGCCAATACTTTAGAAAGAGAAGAGCAATACTTGAGAAGTATGATGAGATATGTGACGGCTTCTGGTAATTTGTCACCTTTTGGGCGAAAACTGACAAGATAAATGTTGTATTATAGTATCATCAAATAAAACAAATAAAGCCAGCGGATATATTCTGTTGGCTTTTTGTGTGGAGAAAGTGAGGTGACCTCCCATAGCATTACGTGCTGACCGTACTGGTGCGCATCGTGTAGCCTTTGATAAGAATAGAAAGATTCTTTTAAAGACACAGAACACTTGTGGAATATGTGGCAAGCCAATCGATAAGAGATTGAAAGCTCCTGATCCATTGAGTCCAGTTGTTGACCACATCATTCCAATTAACAAAGGTGGTCATCCTTCAGCGATGGATAACTTACAGCTTGCTCACTGGACCTGCAACCGCCAGAAGTCTGACAAGCTATTCAATGTGAAGCAAGAAGAACCAAAGGTATTAGGTAATCGTAACTTACCACAGAGCCGTGATTGGTCTTCTTATGTATCTTAATTTATTTATGATAGATATTATTAAAAATAATTTAAAGAGCTTAGGAGCTAAACTATGGGGGCATATCCCCCTCCCTCTGGGTCACTCCGTACTTCACGCCGTCACTGTACATTTTTTCTCACGCGACTTTAGAAAGGAGCAAAAAATTGACTGAAAAAGGTATTGGATACCTGAGATTTAAGCTATCTGTTCATAAACGAAGAGCAGAAATGCGCTATGAGCAATATGCAATGAAGCATGTTGATAGATTCAAAGGGATTACAATTCCACAAGCATTAAGCCAACAATATCGTTCAATATTAGGGTGGTGTGCAAAAGGAGTTGATAGTCTTGCAGACCGTCTTGTTTTTCGAGAATTTGAAAATGATGACTTTACAGTAAATGAAATTTTTGAGGAAAATAATCCTGATATATTTTTTGATAGTGCTGTTTTGTCAGCACTTATTGCATCATGTAGCTTTATTTATATTTCTAAAGGTGAAAATGATGCAGTACGACTTCAAGTTATTGAAGCTACCAATGCAACAGGAATCATTGACCCAATTACTGGATTACTGACAGAGGGATATGCAGTTTTAGAACGAGATGAAAACAATAATATTGTTCTTGAAGCTCATTTCTTGCCTGATAGAACAGATTATTATTATCGTGATTCACGTAATAATATTTCGATTGCTAATCCAACAGGTCATCCATTGTTAGTGCCTATCATTCACCGTCCTGATGCAGTTCGTCCATTTGGGCGTTCCCGTATCACACGTTCAGGAATGTATTGGCAAAGCAATGCAAAACGAACCCTTGAAAGAGCTGATGTAACTGCTGAGTTTTATTCTTTCCCTCAAAAATATGTAACTGGATTGAGTGATGATGCGGAACCAATGGAAACTTGGAAAGCGACAGTTTCAAGCATGCTACAGTTCACGAAAGATGAGGATGGCGATAAACCAACTCTTGGACAATTTACTCAACCAAGCATGTCGCCATTTACTGAACAACTCAGAACTGCAGCGGCTGGTTTCGCTGGTGAAACTGGGTTAACTCTTGATGATTTAGGATTCGTTTCTGATAATCCATCATCGGTTGAAGCAATTAAGGCAAGTCATGAAAATTTAAGATTGGCTGGCAGAAAAGCTCAACGAAGTTTGGGAGCAGGATTACTAAATGTAGCTTATCTTGCAGCATGTTTGCGTGATGATGTTCCATATTTGCGAGAACAATTTAGCAAAACAAAACCGAAATGGGAACCATTGTTTGAAGCTGATGCAAGTATGTTAAGTCTTATTGGAGATGGAGCAATTAAACTCAATCAAGCAATTCCTGAGTTCATCAATAAAGATACTATTCGTGATTTAACTGGAATTAAAGGAGCTGAATAATGGAAGATATTTTACCACCTCTTTTAGAAAAAATTAATCAAGATTTTGATGAAAGAGCAGCAAATAGTAAAAAGTTGAAGCGATCGATGGAATTGTTAAAAAATAAAAAAGCAACTTATATTCAAGCAAATGAATTTGGTATTGAAGTTGGTCAAATTTTATCTGATGTTTTGGGAACTCATGTAACAGTAGATGTTTTACCTGACGGAAAAATGTATTTCAACATTGCAGATAGATTGTTCAATTTCATATTGAAGAAAAATTTTGATTTAATTTCAGGGTATTCAACGGATGTTCAAAGTGAACTTAATCAATTAGCTGGATTTAAATTAAAATCACAAGTGCCAGAACTCAATCAAGATAGAATTGATGGCATTGTTAACCGTATTTCTAGTGAAGATGATTTTGAAAAAATACTTTGGCTTTTGAAAGAGCCAATAGTAACATTTAGCCAGAGTGTTGTTGATGATACGCTTAAGAAAAATATTGATTTTCAAGCAAAAGCAGGTTTAAAACCCAAGATTGTACGAAAGTTAGTAGGTAAAGCATGCGATTGGTGTAGAAATTTGGCGGGTTCATACGATTATCCTAAGGTTCCAAGTGACGTGTATCATCGTCATGAGCGTTGCCGTTGCACAGTAGAATACGACCCTAGAGATATTGATAAAAAGCGTCAAGATGTTTGGTCTAAAAACTGGGTTGACCCAGATAAAGATGCAAAGATTGCTGAACGTAAGAATTTGAATCTAAAAAGTAAAAAATAACTCATCCCAGCGACAGGGTTATCATGCATTTAGATTGAAGGAGGAGTAACATGACTGCTGAAAAAAGATTTGGCAATCAGTATCCTACTCAATCGGTAATACTTCCATTTACTGAAACAAAATATCAAGAAGCTATTGAGATTTACGAAAAATCTAAACATGAGTGTTATCCATGGCAGAAGAACCTTTTGAAAGAGATTATGGCCATTGATGAAGATGGTTTATGGACACACCAAAAGTTTGGATATTCAATCCCACGGCGGAATGGTAAAACAGAAATTGTATATATCCTTGAATTATGGGCGCTTGAACAAGGCTTAAGCATTCTTCATACAGCACACCGAATTAGTACGTCCCACTCATCTTATGAGGAATTAAAAAAATATCTTGAAGATAGCGGTTATGTTGAAGGAGAAGATTTCAAATCTATCAAAGCTAAAGGGCAAGAAAGATTGGAATTAATTGAGTCTGGTGGAGTAATTCAGTTCAGAACAAGAACATCAAGTGGTGGTCTTGGAGAAGGATTTGATATTTTATTCATTGATGAAGCTCAGGAATATACTACCGAGCAAGAATCAGCATTGAAATATACTGTTACTGACAGTGATAATCCAATGACTATAATGTGTGGAACACCTCCAACACCAGTATCAAGTGGAACTGTTTTTACAAATTATCGAGATAATACCTTAGCTGGGAAAGCAAAGTATTCAGGTTGGGCGGAGTGGTCGGTTGAAGATGTCAAGGACATTCATGATGTCGAAGCCTGGTACAATTCTAATCCATCTATGGGCTATCACTTAAACGAACGTAAAATCGAAGCCGAACTTGGTGAAGATAAGTTGGACCATAATGTTCAACGTCTTGGTTATTGGCCAAAATATAACCAGAAATCAGTCATTTCAGAGCAAGAATGGAATGCGCTCAAGGTTAATCGTTTGCCAGTTATCAAAGGGAAGCTCTTTGTTGGTATTAAGTATGGGAATGATGGTGCAAATGTTGCAATGAGTATTGCGGTTAAAACACTATCAGGAAAGGTATTTGTTGAAACAATCGATTGTCAGTCCATAAGGAATGGCAACCAATGGATTATTAATTTCTTAAAGAAAGCAGATGTTGAAAAAGTTGTTATTGATGGTCAAAGTGGTCAAAGTATCTTAACGAGTGAAATGAAAGATTTCAAATTGAAAGAACCGATACTACCAACTGTAAAAGAAATTATCAATGCTAATTCCCTATGGGAACAAGGGATTTTTCAAAAAAACTTTTGCCATTCTGGACAACCTTCACTTTCTACTGTAGTCACTAACTGTGACAAGAGAAATATCGGTACTAGTGGTGGATTTGGATATAAATCACAATTTGATGATATGGATATCAGTTTAATGGACAGTGCGTTGTTGGCGCATTGGGCTTGTAGCAATAACAAGCCGAAGAAAAAACAACAAATACGGTATTAGACGACTTTTTAAGTCGTTTTTTTGTACCAAAAATTACCGAACTGCCGGGCAAGCAGGAGAAAGGATTTGACTATGTCAGAAAACAATTTACCAAAAACACAAGAAGAGTTAAACCAAATCATTGAAACAAGATTGGCACGCCAAAAAGAAACGATTGAAGCTAATTTTGCTGATTACGATGAACTCAAAACTAAAATTGCTGCACTTGAAGCAGATAACACTGCATATCAAGCAACTATTGAAGAATCAAAGTCTTGGGAACAAGAAAAAGCTGATTATGAAAAACAAATCAGTGGTTACAAAACAACTCAACTCAAACAATCTATTGCTATTAAAGCTGGTTTGCCATTAGATTTGGCTGACCGACTTTCAGGCGATGATGAAGAATCACTTAAAGCTGATGCTGAACGTTTCAGCGGATTCATTAAACCACAAACTCCACCTGCCCCACTTAAAGATGTTGAACCAAATTTGGGTGACGGAAAAGATGGAGCTTATCGTAAATTAGTCGATGGACTAAAAACAGAAGGAGAATAAAACATGGTATTAAACAAAGGAACATTATTTGACCCAGAATTGGTCACAGACCTAATCAGCAAAGTAGCTGGAAAAAGCTCAATCGCACGCTTGTCAGCTCAAAAACCTATTCCATTCAACGGCGAAAAAGTTTTCACGTTTACAATGGATTCAGAAATTGATGTCGTTGCTGAAAGCGGCAAGAAAACTCACGGCGGAGTAACGCTTGCTCCACAGACAATGGTTCCAATCAAAGTTGAGTACGGTGCGCGTATTTCAGACGAATTTATGTACGCATCAGATGAAGAAAAAATTAACATCTTGCAGGCGTTTAATGACGGTTTTGCTAAAAAAGTTGCTCGTGGTATTGACTTAATGGCATTTCACGGTGTCAACCCTCGCCTAGGTACAGCATCGGCTGTTATTGGGACAAACCACTTTGACTCTAAAGTTACGCAAAAAGTTGAAGCTCCAAGAGGCATTGCAGATCCCAACGGCGCTATTGAAAATGCGGTAGAGTTGTTAACTGGTGTTGATGCTGATGTAACTGGTATTGCAATCAATCCATCATTCCGTTCAGCCCTCGCTAAGCAAAAAGACTTGCAAGGAAATGCACTTTTCCCTGAATTGAAATGGGGCGCAACACCTGACACTATCAACGGCTTGCCAGTAGATGTCAATAAGACAGTATCTGATATGTCGTTGACGCAAAATGACCGCGCCATCATCGGAGATTTTGCTAACGGCTTTAAATGGGGTTACGCGAAAGAAGTACCACTCGAAGTTATCCAATACGGTGACCCAGACAACTCAGGTCTTGACCTTAAAGGATATAACCAAGTTTACATTCGTGCGGAGTTGTTCCTCGGTTGGGGTATCCTTGATGCTACTAAATTTGCTCGGGTAACTGAAGCTGCTTAATAAGGAGGTATTAAATGAGATACTTTAATACATTAACTAAAGCTACAATTGATACAGATTTCAAAATTTCTGGCGGAGATTGGGTACTTGAAAATGAATCGAAAGAAGCTGTTGTAGATATCCAAGCTAATGATGCAGACTCCAAAAAAGCTGAACAAGAGCAAGTGGTGGAAGAATCAAATGTAGATGGGAACTATGACTGGATTACTAAAGATCAAATTATGCAAGAACTTGATGCTTTCGGTATTAGATATGATAAACGTGCAAACAAACAAGTGCTTTATGATTTGATGATGGAGCAAGGAAAGGAGTAATATGAATCCTTTTGCTACAGTTGATGATTTAACGATGCTATGGCGCCCTTTAAAGGGAGATGAAAAAGAACGAGCTGAAAAGTTGCTTGAAATTGTCTCAGATTCCTTACGTGAAGAAGCTGATAAAGTGGGGAGGGCTTTAGATGTAATGATTTCTGAAAAACCTCCATATTTTGCAAGTGTTGTAAAGTCAGTTACGGTAGATATTGTTGCTAGAACGCTTATGACATCAACTGATCAAGAACCCATGACTCAGACAACAGAGAGTGCGCTTGGTTACTCTGTTTCTGGCTCATATCTTGTTCCTGGAGGTGGTTTATTCATAAAAAATTCTGAATTAAGCCGTTTAGGACTAAAAAAACAAAGATTTGGGGTGATTGATTTTTATGGGAATAATTAAGGGAATTGCTGTAACTTTGATTGACAATGTAGAAACAGGAAAAGACCCTTTTGGAAACCCAATTTATGAAGATAAGGAAATCGAGGTCAACAATGTCTTGGTTTCCCCTACTTCATCGGATGATATTGTTAATCAGCTTACTTTGACAGGAAAAAAAGCAATCTATACTCTAGCTATTCCAAAAAAGGATACTCATGATTGGGAAAATAAAAAAGTTAGATTCTTTGGTAAAACGTGGCGGACTTTTGGAGAACCACTTGAAGGAATCGAGGAACTTATTCCATTAGATTGGAACAAGAAAGTGACGGTGGAACATTATGGCTAAAAATCTATTCAAATTAAATCGTAGTGGAGTTGCTAGTATGATGAAATCACCGGAAATGCAAGCAATTCTTAAAGAAAAAGCATCTGCTGTTAAACAGCGTTGTGGACCAGGTTATGGTCAAGATATGCATGTTGGTAAAAATCGTGCTAATGCGATGGTATTTGCCGAAACTTATCAAGCAAAGCGTGACAACATGAAAAACAATACAATTTTAAAGGCGGTGCGTTAAATGATTGAGATTATTATTAAAAATTTTCTTGATACTCATTTATCGGTATCGTCTTTTTTGGAGAAAAAAGGAGAGATGCCATTAAGCTATATTTTGTTTGAAAAAACAGGTAGTAGCAAGAGCAATCACCTTTTATCTTCAACATTTGCGTTTCAGAGCTATGCTCCTTCTATGTATGAAGCAGCAAAGCTAAATGAACAATTGAAAGAAGTTGTAGAACGGCTAATCGAACTAAATGAAATTAGCAATGTATCACTGAACAGTGACTACAACTTTACTGACACAGAAACTAAAGAATACCGCTATCAAGCGGTATTTGATATTAATCATTATTAGGAGGATTAAAATGGCACAAGTAGAAAATGTAACTACTGCAAAGCCCAAAATTGATGGTGCTATTTACTCAGCGCCAAAAGGTACAGCTTTACCAACTGATGCAAAAACAGCACTAAATGTTGCTTTTAAACCGTTGGGATATATTTCAGAAGATGGATTAAAAAATAAAAACTCACCAAAATCTGATAGTATCAAAGCTTGGGGTGGCGATACGGTTGCTACAGTACAGACAGAAAAAGAAGATACATTTAGCTATACGCTGATTGAAGCTTTGAATGTTGAAGTACTTAAAGAAGTATATGGGGCTGACAATGTAACCGGAACCCTTAAAACTGGAATTACAGTCAAAGCTAATTCAAAAGAACTTATTGAGCATCCAGTTGTCATTGATATGACAGTACGTGATGGAGTATTTAAGCGAATTGTGATTCCACAAGGGAAAGTATCTGAAATTGGAGATATTTCTTATAACGACTCTGATGCTATTGGATTTGAGATTACTCTTACTGGTTTACCAGATAAAGTTGGCAACTCTCACTACGACTACATACTCGATACAGCTGTTTAACTCTAATGACCCTGTAAATATTAAATAAAGAAAGCGAGAAATATGTTAAAAGGAACAACAAAATCCGGATTTCGTTATGAAATTACAACTGAACGTTTAAATAATTTCGAGTTGGTAGAAACATTGTCAGAAGTTGATGAAAATCCCCTTCTGTTACCAAAAGTATTAAATCTCTTATTGGGAGAACGTCAATCTAAAAATTTAAAAAACTATCTTCGAGATGAAGAAGGTCTTGTTTCAACTGACAAAATCAGAGAAACGATTGAAGATATTTTTGCAGCTCAAAATAAAATAAAAAACTAATTCTCCTTGCCAGAATGATAAAGTTTGATGAAGAAGCGCTAATGTGCGACCTTGCAGAAATTTATCATATTTACGATTACAAACAGCTATCTCCTCTAAAGATAGCTGTTTTTTCTATAGGTTTGAATGAAGAATCCAGGATAAAAATGAAGATGAGTGGACAAAAGTTCCCAATCAATACACTTCTTTTAGCTGGGATTCAAGACCGTTTAAGTATGTCTTTATGGCTTAAAACAGAAGATGGTCAGAAAGGTAAAAATAGGCCAAAACTTGTTACCGATATCATCAATAAACCAAAAGAAAAAACTGATAGAAAAATCCGATTTCATTCTGGTGAGGATTTTGAAAAATATCGTCAGCAACTATTTCAAAAAGGAGGAGGAAGTTAATGGCAACAGAATTAGGACAAGCTTATGTGCAAATTATGCCATCTGCCAAAGGAATATCAGGTTCAATGTCTGGGATATTAGACCCAGAAGCTGAGTCGGCAGGGAATAGTGCAGGGTTAAAAATTGGTTCTGCCTTAAAGGTCGCCGCAATAGCTGGTGTGGTAGCAACAGGAGCAGCACTTGGTAAATTAATTTCTTCATCACTTTCTGAAGGAGCTGATTTACAACAATCATTAGGTGGGGTTGAAACTCTATTTAAAGATAATGCAGATAAAGTAAAAAAATATGCAACAGAAGGTTATAAAACGGCTGGTATGTCTGCGAATGCATATATGGAAACCGTAACAGGTTTTTCTGCATCAATGATTAAATCATTGAATGGAGATACAGCTAAAGCGGCAGATTTGTCAAACCAAGCAATTGTTGATATGTCTGATAATGCCAATAAAATGGGTACAAATGTTGGTGATATTCAAAATGCTTATCAAGGTTTTGCGAAACAAAACTATACCATGCTGGATAACTTGAAACTGGGATATGGTGGTACAAAAGAAGAAATGCAACGACTCTTGACTGATGCTCAAAAGCTTACTGGTCAAAAGTATGATATTTCAAACTTCTCAGATATAACACAAGCGATTCATGCAATCCAAACAGAAATGGACATCACGGGTACAACTTCCAAAGAAGCAGCGTCAACATTTAGTGGGTCATTCGATTCAATGAAAGCTGCAATATCTAATGTTCTGGGGAACTTATCACTAGGCCGTGATTTGCAAGGGCCATTGAATGCGTTAGTGTCAACGACATCAACATTCTTATTTAAGAACTTCATTCCGATGGTAGGAAATATTTTCAAGGCTTTGCCAGGAGCGATTTCGACATTTGTGAGTGCAGCCGGAAAAGAACTTTCTTCACAATTAGGAAATGGGATTGGAAGTGGGTTTTCTGACTTTACTGCAAAGTTCAGCTCGATATTATCACCCCTACAAGGAAGTTTTCAAACTATTGTCTCAGGCTTAAAACCAGTTTTTGATAGTTTACTATCTTCAATTGGACCAATCAGTACTCAAATTATGGGAGTATTTAGTAAATTACCACAATTATTTTCTAATGTCATTTCTGCTGTAATGCCGGTTATTTCCACTTTAAGTGTTGCTTTCGGGCAGCTACCATCACTTTTTGAAGCAATATCAGTTGCCGTACAACCGATGATTGACACAATCTCTTCTGGAATTTCAAAACTTGATTTTAGTGGAATTCAAGCTATTATATCTGCATTAGTACCTGCAATTACAAATGGTATTACTACAATGATGGGGATTATAGGACCATCAATAGATACTTTAGTAAATTCATTCGTAAAAATGTGGAATGCAATTCAACCTTTAGCAACAGTTATTGCAGGAGCTTTAATGCCAGCTTTTCAGGTATTAGGGGCATTTATTGGTGGTATTTTGAAAGGGGCAATGCTCGCACTATCAGCAACTTTTGACACTATTCGTGTTGTAGTTGGATTTCTTACTCCAATAATTGCTGCCGTTTTAGCTAAATTTCAAGAATTTGCACCAGTACTTGCAACTGTAGCTCAATGGGTTGGTACAGCAATTGGTTTCTTTGCAAACTTTGGGGCAGCTGGTACATCACTCAAAGGGTTAATCACTAGTGCATGGTCTGGAATTCAATCTACTATTTCTACAGTTGTTGGTGGCATTGGTGGAATAATAAACACAGCGAAAGCTGTTTTTACAGGATTAGGCTCTGCAGGTGGTGCTTTAAGGAATGTTATATCTACAGCTTGGAATGGGATTCACTCAATTATTTCTGTAGTTGGAGGAGGAATTAGTGGAATAATTAATGGAATCAAATCATTTTTCAGTAGCTTAGGAAGTTCTGGAAATAGTTTGCGTTCAGTAATGTCAGGAGTATGGAGCGGAATAACAGGGATTATTTCAGGCGCCTCTTCAACAATTTCTGGAATCATTAATGGAATAAAAGGTATTTTCAATAGTTTAAGAAATATTGATTTAGCTGGTGCTGGTCGTGCGATTATTGATGGATTTGTCGGTGGGCTTAAAAGCACATGGGAAGCCGGAAAGAAATTTGTAGGTGGAATTGCTGATTGGATTAAAGAACATAAAGGACCAATTAGTTATGATAGAAAACTACTAATTCCAGCTGGTGAAGCTATTATGGGTGGTTTCAATGATAGCTTGATGGAAAACTTTAAATCAGTTCAAAAAAATATTTCTGGTGTAGCAGATAATCTTCAAAGCTTGGTAGGTACAGGAGTAACATTACCAGTATCTACCGAATTTGATAATAGTGCTTTACTTGAAAAAAATATTGACTTACAAACTTCTACGCTGTTTTCAGCAAATAATACACCATACAGCGACAATAGTACACAAACTAATGATTTACTTTTAAAGGTAATTAATTCGGTTGACAGCTTGAAGGATAGACCTATTTATATAAAAATTAATGGCAAAGTTTTTGCAGCTGCCGTAGTTAATGATATGAACTATGAGCAAGAAAAGATTCAAAAAATATCAAATATAATCGGTGGAGGTAATATTTAGAATGGACTATAGCTCTGTAAAACTGGGCGATATAGAGTTGATGAAACTAATGATAATAAATGATGTTAGACGTGGAATTTCTACAGCCATGAATAATAGCATTTATGACAGATATTCTGACGGCTCTGACGTGATAGCTTCAAGATTACTTTCAAAAAAATTAGAAATTGATTTTACAATTCTAGATAACATAGTTGAAACCAAAAAAAAGCTTTCTCCGATAATTAGTCAAAAAAATTTGCAAAAACTCTTCTTTTCTGACGATCCTAATATTTACTGGAATGTTATTGCAGACGGCGAAATTAAGGTTACTGAACATAATAACGGTAAATATACTACAGGGACTATAACTTTTTTGGTACCTTCAGGTCATGCTGAATCAGTCACATCAAATATTTTAAATGCAACCAATTCTGGCGGAGAAAATGGAACTATAACTCCTAATAAAACAAATGGATCAATTGAAATTAAGGTCAATAATAAGGGGACTTTACCAACGTTTCCAAAGATTAAGCTCACTAATGTTTCAGAAAATGGATATTTTGGAATAGTTGGAGTAAAGGGATTAATTGGTCTTGGGAATATAAACGAAGCTGATGGAGTAACTAATCCTATGAGCGAACAGCTTTACGATAGTGCATCTGATACTAGCTTTTCTGATTTTAAAGATGTTGCACCTGGTACTCCTAATCCTCAAAACAATTGGTTAGCCACGAACGGAAAACTTGAATTTCAAACAGATGGGTTGAGATTAAAAGACCAAGGAACTGTTGATTCTAGACAAGGAGTAGCTGGTGGTATGAAAGTAATGACTTTACCAGCAGATTCAAACGGTCATGTTGGAGCAGTTAATTTCTATTCATATTTTAATATCTTTGCTTGGGCTGGTGCATTTGGCCAGACCGGATTATTGCAAGTTTTATTTACTGATAAGAACGATAAATTAGTCGCCGGATATGGTGTCTCTAAAGGAGATATGGTTGGCAATAAGGCATCAATGAAATGTTGGGTAGGGGGGAATAGCCCACGAGAATACGCAAGTAACGACTTCATATCTAACAATGGTGAGGGAAATGGAGCTGGTAGCATGAACAATACCAGCTTTAATGAGAGGACTGGCCATTCGGATTTTATTAAAACTGGAAGCCAATTAGAATTTTATTGGAAAGGCTCACGAATCAAAGCAATTATTCCAGAATTAGAAACTGTAGAAATTGCTAAAGTCTATATTTATATCGGGCAATATGTTCAATCAAATAAATTCATGACTAACTTATCATTGAGAAATATATCATACAGAAAAGACAAAGTTTCTGTTTGGTCCAATGTTCCAAATCGTTATGCCGCAGGTTCTGTTGTTGAAATTGATATGGAGAATGACAAGATTTTTACTAATGGAGTCGCAACAAATAAAGATTTTGTTAATGGAGGTAAATTCTTCAGCATTCCTCCAGGAGAAAGCACAATTATTATTAATCAATCAGCGTTCAATCATACGCCACCTCAAGTAGAACTGACATGGAAGGAGAACTATTTATAATGTTAATTAATATTCATGATTCACATCTTGAAAAGGTTGGCTTTTTAGATAGTGAATCTCCAGGAGCACCAAGCTTTTTTAATGACGTAGAACATCATTATTTAGCAGAAGGGGCTTCAACATTTACTTTTTCAGTAAATAAAAAGAAAAACGGTATTTTACAAGATTACTGCCAATTTTTAAATGAAGATGCATATTTTAGTTTTTCAGAACATGGTGATGATCACTTTTATAGTGTTGGGACAGTTGATGAAGATAACGATACGACTTTCACAGTGACTTGTTATTCTTTAAATTTAGAACTCAGATTAGAACAATGTGAGCCACTAGAAAACACAGCAAGTCATAATATCCAATGGTATTTTGACCAAATGGGGCTTATCAATAATACTCAAATTACAATCGGAATCAATGAAGTTTCTGATTTAAGCCGAGTAATAAAATATGATGGTCAAGAAAGTAAATTAGCACGGTTAATTTCTCTTATTGGAAACTTTGATGCAGAGTTTGAATTTATTACGAAATCAAACAATGATGGGACATTAGATAAAATCATTCTCAATATCTATAAAGAAAATGACGGAGTAAATTTTCAAGGAGTAGGAACGAACCGTGATGATGTCATTTTAACTTTAGATACTAATATTACCGGTGTTTCAAGAACGGTAGATAAAACTCAAATTTTTAATGCTACAACGATAACTGGAGCAGACGGATTAAATTGGAATTCAAGTGAGTTTTCTTATGTCAATTCAGATGGTGTGGAGGAGTTTTATAAAAGAAAAAATGCTGATACTGCATTTGCGCCTCTTTCTCTTGCTAAATATCCATCTCAAATCCAATCATCAACAGGGGATAGATGGATTCGAAAGAATTTCACTACTGATTACACTTCAGCTAATGCAATATGGGGTTATGCGGTAAGCCAATTCAAGAAGTTTGCTTATGGGATTATAACTTATAAAGTCTCAGTTTCAAGCCTATTAGTAAGTTCAGAGGTTGGTAATAGCTTACCTTTAAAAATTGGGGACACAGTAACAATCAGTGATGATAACTTTATTGATTCTAATGGAGTTCGTGGTTTAATTTTGTCAGCTCGTGTTTCTGAAATGGAAATTTCAAGAACAGATCCCACTAAAAATACTCTAGTTTTTTCAAATTATATTCGACTTCAAAGCCAAATCTCAAATGATTTGAAATCTCAACTTTCAAATCTAGTCGATGCAGCTACTCCATATATTGGTAGTATCGACACAACTAATGGCACACAGTTCAAAAATGGCACTGGTTCAACAACTTTATCAGCTCATATTTTCAAAGGTTCTGCAACAACTGAAACAGTCGCAGACAGCTACGAATGGTCGAAAGATGGAATGGTTGTTGCGAACGTTCAAGAAATCACTGTGGATGCCAGCGGAGTTGCAGATAAGGCAGTTTATAGCTTTAAAGCAACGGTTGCGGGCAAAGTAGTCGGTAGTCAGTCGGTGACTATCACTAATGTGGATGATGGAACAAATGGACGTTCTGTTACAAACGTTTCTCAAAAGTGGCGTTTGACAACGACTACTGCAACACCAACGCAAGCTTGGTCAGACGCAGGTTG